TTGCCGTTTTCGTAATCACCAACCAATACTTGTTGATTAAAGAATGCGCAGCAGTTGCCACGATGACGCTCAAATTCATTCTCATTATTACGATAAAGCCACTTATGCCAGAGGCCTGTGGTGTTGTCATATGCCCATGTCAGGCCATTATTGCCAATACTTGGAAAAGTAACAACATATACCTCATGGCCCTCTAATTGATAGGTCCAGGCCAAGGCATCCGAAACATTCTGATTAACTAAAGTTGTTTCAACCGCATGGGTGGATATTCTTTCTGGAAAATACCCATTCATGCGCACCACCATAGCCTCGCCGCGATTGTTTTTTGACACATATGCAAACGAGTTGCCCATTCTGGACATGGAATATTGCGCCGCAATACCTTGCTGGGTGGATGTGCCTGGAATGCGAGTAAACGGAAATGGCACGGCACCCGAATTAATCCAGACTTCGGAGGACATCTCGCCGAGTAAATAAACTTCGCGGCGGTCCACAATAATTGACACAAGGTCATCTGGTGAGCCATCTTTACTAGCAAAAGATAACGGGTCTGTAATTGGGCTTAATAGGTCAGATGATGCCCACAGCTGCGAGTTTGGTTTGTTATAGACAAAATAATTGTCGGTAATATCAACCGTGCCGCCACCCTCAAACGGGCCGTCATTAGCTGGCAATATGGTCCAGTTCAGGGCATAAATGGTAGTGCTGCTAACCGTCTGCGATGCGCTGACCGTGTAAGTTCCAGCGCCCCCTGATCCCGTGCCAAAAGCCGTAATGATGGTGCCATCGGTTACGCCAGAGCCCTCTATGGTTTGGCCAATTTTTAAAGTTCCGCTAGTAACCGCAGAAACGGTCAAAGTTGTTCCAGATATAGAGCCAGTAACAATCGCTGGCGATGCAACCGAGTTTATAGAGGTTGACGCTGTGGTTTGTGAGTTGCTGACTGTATAAGTTCCAACCCCGCCAGAGCCAGTTCCTAGCGCAGTAATGACCGTGTTTTGTGAAATATTATTTCCAAATATTGCCTGGCCAACTGCAATGGTTCCACTTAAAACCGATGTAACAGTTAAGGTTGTGCTGGAAATTGATCCGGTAAAAATAGCATTCGATGGATTGGAGATAAACCAAGTGTAACGATAGGAATCGTCCACGATATACACATTGACCCCGTTATCCACAATTCCAACTAATCCGGTTGATGTGTTCATTTGGCCGATCATTTTGGGTGTGTAATCGGATTCCATAACATACACAAAATCACCGCAAACGGTTACGACTTGGGTGCCACCGGATAAGGTCCGAATGCCTCGCACTTCTTCCTGATTTGGCAAAATAGCAACAGTTTCTAACCCTGGAGTTGGGTAAAGCGCCATAACGCCCCTATCGCCTTGGGGCTTAGTAGGGTCTATTTCAGGATAAAAATTGATGCATTCCTGGGCATCTTGATAGATGGACGGCGCTTCGTAAGCTGCGCCAACAAATCCAAAATCTGGCATTAAAAGCCTCCAGTAAGAATCCAGCCAGCATCTGCTCGTTTACCGACAATCAAGGAATCCTCAAAACGGGCCACTTGCATCGGTTTCATATTGGTTCGTTTAATGGTTGCTTTTGCATGGTTTGCAAAGCCATTAATCATCTGTATTTGAGTTTGGCTGGCTTTTCCATACATCGGCATCAAACGCTCGGCTAAACACCATCTAAGGGCCATTATGTAGCCCTGAGGGATGATTATCTCGTCATTGATTGAGGTAAAGCGCTGAAACAGGGTATCGGCAAATATATGCATCTCACCCTGGGATGGATTTGGCCAGACGGTAACTGTTCCTAGGGTCTCGCCAGGCTGGTAATACAGGGCGCGGGGCCATGGACCATTAAGGGTTTTAAGGCCAATTAATTCGTAATTTTCTAAGTTAAGAATGGCCACCGGATAGTCTAGGCCACCGTTCAAAATAGGTTGGCCATTAGAGTTAGTGTTTACCCTAACAAACGCAGAATTTATTGATAACGGTCTTTCGTAATAGGCGTTAATTGTTGTGCTGGCAACTGTTTGCGAGATGTTGACCGTATAGGTTCCATCCGAGTTTACATTCCCGCCCGCGCCAGAATTAAACGCAGTTATTTTGGTTCCATTGGCTACACCAGAGCCAGTAAGGGTCATGCCTAACGCAATAGCGCCATCGGAAACATCTGTAACGGTTAAAGTTGTGCCAGAAATCGAGCCGGTAATTGTGCCGTTGATCTGGCCACCGGGGCCAATCGTATATTGGGTTTGACCTGGAGTTAAGGTAAAAATAATCTCAGTCTTATAAAAGACCATCATCTGCTCGTTTGACCATTGGTCAATCATGTCATTGAGCATATCGAATGCGTCTTGCGCATCTGCAGGCGCGGGAGTTTCACCAGCCTCAAGAGCCCCAATATCTTTGAGGGCGCGAGAGATGATGTCGATTGGTTGTGTCATATCGTCACCTTAAATGTGTCCACGGCCCAGGGCGGTTTAGTTTTTATTTCTGAACTAAGCGCATCCAGTTGCTCTTGTAATCTGTATTTTATGAGATGTTTGTCATTTTGGGTAGCATCTAAATCAAGCCAATGCGCAACCTGGTGTTCTGTTGTGTTGGAATCTACCAAGTGCTGATTACGCATTTTCCAGTTACCCTCTGTCTCTACAGAATGAGTCCCGTCTGCTGCCTTGCACCAATATTTAACTGATTTCAAAACTTCATCAATAATGACAGTTTCTAAAATCTTCCATTCATAATTAATCATAATTATTTGTTAATTTATGGGATGCAGGCCGGGTCAATAATGTCACCATCGCTATTTCTGGTTCCATGTATGCAACAGGCAACAGTTCCGTCCTCTAAGGCAATTAATTCATGATGTTTATCTTTATTAATAAAAATCATGTGCGGGGCAACAAAAGTTGTTTCTTTACCATCGCAAACAATTTTTAAGCTGCCTTTTGACAACAATGTCACATGGTCAAATTCATGAGTATGACCATTTTCTACATCTCCAGCTTTTTCAAAAGTCATCATGCGAATAAAAACATTTGCCACATGACCAATATCAATTTTTGGATATGCCATTTTTTATAACTCCGTTGTCTGAATTGTGTCCCAGGTCCATGTTTCTTTATTTAATACAGAACTTGGGTGGGGTTGAGGCGGATAAAAAACATCATTTTCATAATCATAAATGTAACCAATTCCAGCAAAGTTTCCACGCAATGGTGTTCCGCCTTGTGTATGTTGATTTCCATAGGTGTTATAGGATGTTTGTATCCATTGACCAGGACTTGTGTCTACAAAAGTATTAAAAAATTCTTGTTCTGCAACAATAACTTTAACCACTTTTCCATCAACAACTTTAGCAAAATGACTCATGCTGTGTAACTCCCTGAAGAATTAAATTGCATAACGGTATTAGAGCCGTTTGTAGTAACAGTTGGCGAACCAGTTGTGGTTCCTGTGTATTTGGCAGTTGGAACAGAAATAATGACAACTCCTGAACCACCAGCTCCGCCATTTCCAGAATAAGTTCCACCGCCACCACCACCACCGCCTGTGTTTGCTGTTCCAGCAGTTGCAGTTCCTCCTGAAGCTGCTCTACCAGCACCGCCGCCGCCAGCGCCACCGCTTCCGGCAGTTCCGCCAGCGCGATATTCTCCAAATCCACCGCCACCGCCGGCCCTAGTTACGGATGATCCAGTTATTGATGATGCAGTTCCTGCGCCACCATTACCGCCATTTGCACCTGATCTATCAGCGCCTACAGCACTTGCACCACCACCACCACCTCTACCACTTGGATATCCGCCTGAACCACTACCGCCATTATTTCCTTGTCCGGTTGTTCCTGATCCAACAGTTGTTGAATCGCCACTTGCTCCACCTGAACCGCCTGATTTTCCTGCTGGTGATGCACTACCACCGCCACCACCGCCACCAAGAGCAGTTAATGAAAGAGCAACCGAATCAGATCCATTAGTCCCTGCTGCTGTGCTTGAGCCTCCTGCTCCACCGCCACCAACAGTAACGGAATAAGTAAATCCTGGCACAATTTGAGTAGTTCCTGATAGATAACCACCAGCACCACCGCCACCGCCTGTATTTGCACCGCCACCACCGCCACCAGCAACAATTACATAATCTGCAGAATAGGGAACATTTGTGTTGGTGATTGTTATTGATCCAGCACCATTTGTAATGCTAATTCCGGTGCCGGCAGTTAATGTTGCTTTTGTAAGGGTATTTCCTGTGGTGTTTCCAATTAATAACTGACCATTTGTATAACTTGTTTGGCCTGTTCCTCCATTGCCCACCGCTACAGTACCGCTAGATATGTTGCTTGCATTTAAAGAGGTTAGACTTGCGCCTGATCCGCTAAAAGCAGTAGCAGTTAAAGTTCCAGTAGATGGATTAAATTGCAGCTTGGTTGACGAGACATCTAGTGTGGTTTCGTTACCAGTTGTGAGGTTTGAAAAAGTAATGTAACGGGTTGCATTCGTTGTAGTGTCATCGGTAATCGTGACGCCAGATGTGTCGCTTGACCAGGATGGGACACCGCTGGCAAGTTTTAAGACCTGGCCATCTGTTCCCGCAGGCAAGAATGTTGTCGTTCCTGCGCTTGATTGGTAAGGCAAAGAGCCAGTTGCGCCGCCAGAAAGGTTGGTTGCTGATCCAGCAGTCAATGACGATTGCGCTCTATTTTCCCAGCGAGAATCGCCGTTATCCCAAACGATTACATCACCGTCAGATGGAGATATAGCAAACACATTAGATAAATCATTTAGCCTTGGCTCAAAAGTTGGCCTTACAAATAAGATTCCATTGCTTGCATTTGCATGGACAACTGCAGCTACTTGAACCTTGGCGTTTGGCGCAGTTGGCACATTTTTTGTCAATCCGCCAGTAACAGCAGGGTTGTAATACAGAATATCGCCGTTTACCCAAGTCTCACTAGCAGTTGATCCGCTGGTATTAATGCCTTTAACCTCGCCGAACTCTTGAACATAAATCCAATCGTTAGTAATTCCACTTTCTTTAGCAACACCTAAAATATAGTTACCGGTGGCAGCAGTTAATCCCGTTGCTGGCGCTGCTGTCAGGCCACCAGACGAGCCCAAAGTGCCAGTAAACATTAATACTTGGCCTTTGGTAATTGCAGACGATGCTTTAATTCTGTAATAGTTTTCTTCGCCAACTTTAATTGGTACATCGTTGTTGCCAATTAATTGCAAGGTTTTGGTGTTATCGTCACTATTCCAAGACAATGATCCAGCGCCACCGACAACACTTGCCGGGGTAATGTCAAAGTTAATCTCATTAACATTTTGCAAGGCATTTGCGTCAGATAGAGTAATGCCAGAGTTTTGAATAACTTTGCCAGTAGTGCTATCAAATCGAGCAATTGCGTTATCGGTAGATGATGCTGGCCCCACAACATCTCCAGTTGCTGAGGGCGCGGCCCAGGTTGGGACACCGCCAGAAACTGTCAATATTTGGCCGGTTGAGCCGATTCCTACAAAAGTTGTTGTTCCTGCGCTGCTCTGATATGGCAAGCTGCCTGTTGCGCCGCCAGCTAAATTGGTTGCAGTTGCTGCATTTGTTGCATTAGTTGCAGTTGCCGCGTTGCCAGAAATTGAGCCAGTAATTGTGTTGGAAACCGTTAAATTGGTTAATGTGCCAACCCCAGTAATTCCTGAATAATCACCGCTAATCCTTGCAGAATCAATGGTTCCGCTTGTGATTTGGCTGCCAGCAATAGCAATATTCGTATTGCTTGCGCTAGTAATCTGGCCTTGTTGGTTAACTGCAATAACCGGAACTGCGGATGCCGAGCCATATGTTGCAGCTGTCACGCCAGTATTTGTGATGTTGAATGTATTGCCGCCGGATAGATTTAATCCGGTTCCAGCAAAATAAACGCCACCAACCGAAAAATTATTCCAAGTAACTGCTGTAACCCCAAGGGTTCCGCCAGGTTGAACTGGGCAATACCAAGCAGAGCCTGCTTGACCGCCACTTTCCACAAACACCAAAGCCGAAACCAACTCGTCCCATGCGTTTGCATCTGGTGATCGAGTCCAAGGCGTTCCAACAATGTAAATACCATTTTCAGATTGGGTACTTTGGTCTTTTACCAAAACTCGGTCACCAGCAACAACTGAAACAGTATCAATTGTTTGCGCACCAGACAGGGTAATGTTGGCCGTTGTGGCAGCATTTACTGGCTGTTTCCAAGAAATGCCAAGGGCCAAAGAGTCAACATACAGTTTAGTTGTTAAATCGTTGTTTCCTACTGGTTGATTAGTTGAGCTTGCAGTAGTAAACGCGCCCGCAGCCGGAGTTGTTACCCCGATGGTCGTGCTGTTAATCGTGCTGTTGGTGATGTTTACACCGTCTAAATTGGGGTTTACAGGGGCATAAAACGGGGTTCCTGCAGGGCCAATTAAGTTGATGCACTCATACGGCGGCAAGGGCTCAAAAGTCCCTTGGACCGGCACTATATTGGTTGTTATAGTCTTTGCGGTGTCGTTGGACATGGTAAATCCCTTATTCGGTGGCTACTAATGTCAAATATAGCGAATTAGTTCCAGAAGAAATACCCTTAATGTAAAAGTTGGGCGCGGGGCAGTCAATCAAAATTGGCAAAAACATACTTGGAGCCAAGATAAACGAGCCGCTGCTGCCAGATGCTGCAATTGCTGGAGTTGCCATATTGGAATCAGTTGTTCCAAAGGTAATCGCTGCGGTTCCAGTTCCTGTATTTAGGATGGCCACGCGAAATGCGCGAGTTGGCGTATCGGGAATAAGTTGCAGCGCAGCTGACGCAGAAGTTGTAAGGTCTAAACGATATGTTGGGGAAAGAATTTTTAGAGAATCCATGATTAATCCTTATGGTTGGGTTTGTTCAATTATCCTACTTTTAAGCCAATTTCCAATGTGTCCTTCAAAGATTTTATTGCCAATGTGGCCCATATTAATTTCTGGGTCTAGCCAGACTTGGCCGCCAATATCGCGCCACCGTTTACAAAACGAAAAGTCCTCGCCGTATTTCCATTTCTTTTCTGGATCAATATACGACTCATATAAAGGATAAAACTGGTTATTAACTGCTGCGTCATGGTAAAAGGTTTCTGGATATGCCTCAATCATTTTTGCAACACAGTTTTTGGTGATTTTTAAAAATCCAGTAGGCACACGGTCCACTTCTAACAGGCCCGTGCTTGGGTCTGCTTGTAAATATTTGCGGTCTTCAATCCATCCGATGTTAAATTTAAGCGGATCAACCCTTGCTGGATAAGCGCCTGCCACCATGTCTACAGGATGGTCAATAAGCCGGCACAATGCCCCGGCCTCCCAGGCTACATCTGAGTCAATAAACACTAGTTCATCGCACTCAGAATGGTAAAAATTGGTAGTAATAACACCACGACAGTCTGCTATCAGGGCGTTTCCTACATCGTCAACAAATGTAAATCTATCCCCTCTTTTGATGAGAGTAATACAGTCAGTCATTAAGGACCGCATCGTCCCCATATGAACCACCCCAGTATATGCGGGCATAGCTAACATTATGTGTTTCATGTAGTCCTTTAAATGAAAAAAGCCACCCCTTTTGGGGGCAGCTTTTCTGTTACTTCAAAACATCTTAGGCTGTGATGCCAATGTTTTGCAATGCAGTAATAATGCTATTGATTCGTGCGCACATATCGGTTGTTGATGCCGTTGTGGACACTAATGGGGTAATAGCACCGGCTTGAACCACGGGGGTCTCGCCATAAAAACCCACTTCTCCGCCTGCGATGCCGATTAAAACACCATCGGCTGCACTACCGTTTAATAGGTAGTTAGAGGTTTGGGTACTTGCTGGTCCTGGATTTGACATGATAAGGTTCCTTTCCTAATTAAGCTGCCACGCGGCAGGCGAGTTCAGGGTAAAGCGGAGCCCAGCCGTATAGAACATCTAAACGGGTTGGGATGGAGTCGTTGTTAATGGTGTATTGACGCACCACACGAA